GATGGCATAGCATCGATGGATAATTTCGGGTCATTCCCATCCATCGCTTGAATCGTTGTCATCACTGCATTATAAAATGCTTTATCTTTACAAAACTTTTCTGTTCTTTCTGTCAACCAATCTACATTCTCTTCTTTGCCATTCAAGTCTCTAACGAATAATTCTGCTTGGATATATTCTTCTTGAGTGAAAGAAGGATATTCCTTGGAAAGCAGTCCTAGAATTTTCTGATTTGGTGCTTTATTGTGTTTTTCTGAAAAGATAGTTATGAACTTGAAAATTGTCTTTTCAATTTTAGTACTAAAATATTCCTCTTTTAAATGAGGAAAAACTTTTCTGAAATAGTTATCATTATGAATCAGATTTTCTAATATAATATTTTCAACTTTAAGTTCCATCCGTTCCACCAGTATAAATCACTTCGTTAGAATCCAATTGTTCAATTAGAATATCTTTTAAGATATCTCCTGTCAATTTTTTGAATTCTTCTATTGAATTTTCATCTACTACACCATCAAATATGTCATATTCAAAAGATAATTTAGCATTATCTTCTAGTTCTTCGATTGCTACTCTGCCGTATGCATATTTGATGCCGTTGAATTTGCCTCTTGTGATTTGAATCGGACAAACACCATTAGCAGAGACTTCGCATATTTTATAAAATTTAGTCATCGGTATCATCCATGTTCATTGGAGCGATTGATAGCTGGAATTTATCTTTTACGAATTTATAGAAATCTGGATTGGATAATATTGGAGCCCAGAATGCCTTATTATGAGTATCAGCCTCTCTTACTTTCTTTTCGTCCAATATTTCACCTGTAGTTTTATCTACTCTGATATACCAACCGTTAGACGGTTTTTGTACATATCCACTTTCAAGTGCAAGGTCGAGCAAACCAGAAAACTTATCAATTCCTCCATTGAATAATACTTGGAAATGGAGCTTACTCTTTTCTTTTACGAATCTCGATTTTTCGATATTGATTGTAAAGTTATAACCAACGACGTCAGTTCCTACTTTTTCCTGAGAGCGCCCAATGATAAAAATCTGATTGGCGGAATAGTACAAGCCCGAGCCGCCACTAACAATCGTCCGCGCAAATATGCCAGTTTCTTCATATACATGATTTACTGCGATACAAGGCAAATCTTTCAATGTCAAATGTGGAGTGATAATACGGAAAAGACTCTTCAATGATTTAGCACGAGTCATATCCGCAACTGACTTCTCATTTTCAGCATCATCAACTTCCTTCTTTGATGCCAAGTTTCCGATAGAGTCGATGAAAATAATTACTTTGTCTCCCTTCTTAATTTCAGACAGACGTTTCATTATATCGAATTTTAGCTGTTCGATATGCTCAAGAGGAATGTGTAAAACTCTTTCAGTATCAATTCCATGTGCTAACATATATTCAGGAGTAATACCGAACTCTGAGTCATAAAATAAACAAACAGAATCTTTATATTTTTTCATGTATGAACTTACACAAACAAGTCCAAGATTTGATTTGAAGTGCTTTGATGGTCCTGCTAGGATTGTTAAACCTGGTACCAATCCACCATCGAGTGTACCACTAAATGCTACGTTGATAATTGGGATATTTGTTTGAATTAAATCTTTTGGAGCGAAGAAACTTGATGTTGCTACTGTTTCTGCTTTAATTGAACCGACTGATCTAAGTTTGTCTAATAGACTCATTTTATTTCTCCTTTTGTAACGACCTTTGATTTATGCATGGAGTCGGATACCATGATTTTATTTATTAATCGAAGAACCCAGCCAATGAACTCTCTTCTCTCAGCTTCCATCCAGCACAATCTGTGAGTGATGTCATTGCATTTTCAATCGTCTTTTCAAATTGTGTATCGTAATCTACATACGCATGCAATTTAAACTCTGGTGGTAAATCTATATTACTAGGGAAGCCAATTACATTTTGTCTAATTGGATTCGGCATTTTCAAATATAAGAACTTTATCTTGTCCCCATTTTGTACTTGTTGATATTGCTTTAATTTCACTGTATTCATATTAAATAAACATGCAGCACGAACGTGCATGGGCACTGTTATACCTGTCTTGATAGCATTATTAGCAAAGTATTTGTCAATATCACTCACTCCCCTAGGGAATGCTATTTCGGTTGGTGGTAGAGTCTTAAACTCTTTTTCAATTAACAGGAATTTCTTTCTGAGTGTAATTTCATCTGACTCAAACATAGATTGCAACAATTCTTTCAGTTTATTCCTGCACCACTTCGGAGTAGAAGACCGAACAATTTCAATTCCCATTACCTTTAATTTTGGAGGATTGTATGCAACACCCTCAGAGTTATGAACGTACATAGCATAATTCTTCTTCGCGCGATATAACATTTTAGATGCAATTGCTTCTCTCTTACTGCCCATTACTTTATCGTAAGCATTCATCTTCTCATATACTGTATCGACACTTGCATTGATAATTGGTTGGCATATCTTTACTGCGAAGTCATCCAAGAATTTGACAATTTCATCAGTAGATTTACCACCCGCAAATTTATCCACTATATCCTGACAATTTATATACACAGAGTCGGTATCACCAGCAATGATATAATCAATATTAGTTGTGCTCAAAATATTATTGAATTTTTCATTCAATAAATTAGCCAAATGAATATCTGATACTTGACCTGTCAGTGTGATAGCCTCTGCCATTCTATAATCATAATAATGGAATCCCTCATTTCCTATTGCACCGTAAGCAGCATTCGCCATAACTTTTAGTGCAAGCTGTTTATTTTTTAATGCTGCAATTTTCGGCAATAGTGCTGCATTATGATTGTCCTGATATTTAGATTCTATCTTAATCATTTCTACTTTAGCTACACCTCGACCAACCATGCAATATTCCATCAATTCTGCTAAGAATCCTTTTCTCGATTTATCATACATTGTGCCATTCGCTGTAATAGTATGATTGATTGATTTCGCATATTTCATTGCAGCGACTGCATCCACATCATCATTGAGGAAATTTTTCGCTCGAATGTCATATTCTGCTGCTTTAAACGTCTCTGGTGATATGTTCCACTGTCTGATGATAGAAGGATATAGAGAAGAGAAGTCGAATGACATGCACCATCCATACATACCTGGCTTACCATCTTTTACCCACGCTCCTTCCACATCGCCACTCATGCCATTTTTACGAGGAGGAACAGCAATCTTTTTCTTGCTCAGATGATGATATATGAATGCTTCCCATGGAGCAACAGTGCGATATACATCTCCTAGATTGCAGTGATACATATAGGCGATTGCAAACGCAAGTTCAATCAACTTCATTTTTGCTTCTAATTTCTTTACAAGAATAGAGTCGATTGCGTTATATCTAACAAATGTACCGAAGTGATTTACATACGAATCTCTGAATGATTTTCCAGGCAAATCGAGTTTAGTTTCACCGAGTTCCTCTTGAGCAATGAAACCCAATGCATAAGATTCTTTGGCGGAATATGTACCAAATTTCTTATATAATTCGAGATAATCCAAGTCGATAATACCATAAATCTCATAGGACTGAATATCTTTTCCTCTAATCTTTATTGTCTTTTCTCGGATATAATTAAAAGGAGATAGGCGTTTAACCTCTGCCTCGTCAAATAATCTCTTGATGCGATTAATTGTGTATGGTATATCGAATCCGGATGTGTTCCACCCAGTCCAAACATCTGGCTTTGTTGCTATTTGGAACTCAATAAAGAATTTTAGCAATTCGCGTTCATTATTAAATTTCTTATATATGAAATCATCTGAATCGAGTTTATTAAATTCTTTTAACCCTAAAACAACTGTCTCGTCTGTTATACTGTCGTGGATTGATATGAGTACAATAGGAATAACAGCCATTTGAATATCCGGGAATCCTTCCTCGGAATCTTCATCTACCGTCTCGATGTCTATCGTGTGAATTCTTACTTTAGATACATCATATTCTACATCCCCAGGAAACTTTTTATTGATATATTGAAGATTCCACTTAGTCATGCCATGGATTTCCATCCCATGGACATCCTTATATGTCTCTACATATTCTTTAGCATCTCTGATGTTTGTGAACTCGATTGGTTCTAATGGTGTATTATTGTATAAATCGTTCCAAGAATTTTTATCTCGATTTTTAGTTGGAACAAACAAGGTAGGACCAAAATCAATTCTTTCGATTATCGGTCTACCTTTGTTATAACCTCTATACAATATTGAATTACCAAGAGTTTGGCAATAAGTGTAAAATTTCATAATAAT